GCAATGACGCATTCCACGTTCCGGATTGGGCGCAAGCAGTAGATATTGGGCCGATCAACGCCGGCAGCAATGTTGTGGTTGTGAATGATGAGTTGCCTTACCTGGATTTTTTCCAGGGCGCCGCATTGCTGTGGGCGGCCGTGGATGCTTACGAGGTTGTCGAGATCGCCCTGGTGGGAAGCGATTATCAGATCTCTACCGTAACCGGCAATTACAGCCGGGCGCTGCTTATGCCTGTTTTGGGTGCCTATCTGCCTGATGGAATTTCCGTGAGTCGTCGCGCTGCAATATTGCATGAGATCAGTGCATCTTTTGTGGTTTACGAAAACACAGATTTAGGCGCCTCTGCCAAACCGCAATACCGGGGACACGATGTATTGACGGACTGCCCGGTGATCGCTGGCGGAAATTTCAGTGAGGGCCTGTCGTGGGAATATTCTGTGTTCGACAATATGAGCAGTATTCCAGAATACCTACGCCGCCGGTCATTGCCGGATCTGGTTTATCAGATGAGGTGGCATGTTTTCAGTGCGGCAGATAAATACAGCTTACGCACGTGGATACACAGCCGGCGCGGAAAGCAAAAGGTTTTTTGGCTGTCCAGTGTCGCTCATGATTTTACCTTGGCCACATCCATTAGCGCGGTCGCTACGGTTATCACTGTATTCAAATTGCCAGGCATAGACGATCTTGGGCGGGATGATGCATTTGATGTTGAAATTAAAACCGCTGCCGGTGTTCACTACTATCGGCAAGTTACATCAGCAACACCAGGATCACCTGTAGGGGGTCGACCCACAATCAGCTTGACCATTTCCTCTTCCCTTGGTGCATCTGTATCTCTGGCACAGATCGAGCGCATCAGCTTCTTGCGGTGCACGCGTTTTGAATCCGACCGTATTGAATTTAGCCATCGCGCATCCTCCGGCACAGTTGTACAGGTGCCTTGCATTGAGGTTCCAGTTCCTGCATGACTTACGCCGTCTTTGAATCGTCAACGCAGCGGGGCGATCCGGTATTCAAATTCCTATTTACTGTTGGAGATTTGGAATTCCGCTTTACCAATGCAGCCCACATTATTGGAGACAGTAGCGGCACGTTTATGCCGGCGCAGTTGACCACGGGCGAGTTCTCCAATTCCCGGGAATTCAATCGCAGCATTCTGCCAATTAAGTTTCCGCGTACAAATGAATTTGCGCAGCTCTACCTGGGTGGTGTTCCTGAGCAGGTGACTAATGTAGTGATCTGGCGAGAGCACCAGTCAGATACGGATGAGGAATATCGCGTGTACTGGCAGGGGCGCATTGTGGGTGTGAGTGTGGATACCGACACCGTGGATATCGAGTGCGAATCCATCTTCTCCTCCATGAAGCGCACCGGCCTTTACCGCAAATATCAAAGGGGTTGCCCATACGACATTTATGGTGAGGGTTGCTATGTGGATCGGTACGATTTTGCCGAGCCACTTACCATAACCGATTTTACTGGTCCCGTTTTAACGGTGCCAGGTGCCAGCGCGTTTGATGATGGATATTTCAGCGGCGGTGAACTGGAGTTAGCGAATGGGATCCGAAGGTTTATCGTCGCTCATGCAGGAGCGCAAATAACCTTGAGTCGCGCGATACCCGGCATGGATGATCTGGCGGATTCCAGTGGTGAGATCGATGCCGTTTTTTATCCAGGTTGCAACCATACTCTGGACCACTGCAAAAACAAATTTGACAACCTCCTGAATCACGGCGCTTTTCCTTACATCCCGTCAAAAAATCCCTTCCACGACGTTTCAATGTACTGAGATCAACTATGGCATGGGCCGCAATACTTATCGCTGCTATTGCGGCGGTATACGCATATTCCAGAATTCCAAAGCCGCAACTCGCACCGCCTCCGTCACTGGATGATCTGGAGGCTCCGACAGCGGAAGAGGGGAGGTCTATACCCGTTTTATTTGGCCGTCGCCGAATTAAATCGCCCAACATCGTTTGGTATGGAGATTTAAACACTACTCCGGTCCGCCAAAAGGTAAAGGGCTTGCTCGGCAGCAAATATCAGAATACCGGGCAATATAAAGTTTACCTCGGTATGCACATGATCATTGGCGTGGGTCCTTTTGACAGCATCGACAAAATTGAAGTGGGGGATAAAATTGCCTGGGAGGGTTTTACAACCGGTGGTCAAATTGTAATTAATAACAACAATCTTTTTGGAGGAGACAAAAAGCAGGGCGGGGTCGTGGGGTCGGTCGATATAGAAATGGGCCTCCAGGACCAGTTGCAAAACGATTATTTGCTTTCCGTTTTGGGTGAAGATATCCCAGCCTATCGCGGCGTGGTGGGTGTGGTGCTTAGACATGTGTACCTGGGAACGACCAATTACATAAAGCCCTGGATTTTTTGGGGATCGAGGATCCATAAGCGAAGCGATGGAACAACTCAGTGGTACAACGAAAAAGCAGAAGTAGTAACCATTCCTGAGCAAGTATTTATTGATGATCTTGCATTTGCAGCGACATCTGCATCAGTGGGCCCCTATGCGGGTGTCACTATTAGTTCAGGATTTAAATCAACTGATATTCTTATTGTCAGTAAGCCTGCAAATCTCACCTACAAAGCCTGGTCCTACTGGTTGTCGGATGGCAATCCTCTGGCCGAGGGTTTGCCTTGGACTAACGCTTTTTGGGTAACCGACGACAACAACCAGACTACGCTTTACTGGGGAGGTGAAGTCGACGAAACAGGAAGGGTAACCGAGCGTTATGCCACGGCCGACGAGGCGGATGCCGCGCACGCTGAAGACTTTGTGTTTCTAACAGGTTCGACCTCCTACACATTTTGGATTCAGGATAGTCCAGTCAACGATAATCGAGGTGGGCTTTCATTACGTGTATGGAAGGGTGGTTTTGCCGATATGAACCCTGCGCACATTATCCGCGAAGCTCTCACTGACAGAAAGTTTGCTCTGCGTTATTCCGACTCCCAGATTACCGATGCTTCATTTATGCAGTCTGCGGATACCTTGCATTCTGAAGCCATGGGAATGTCCTTGTACTGGACGGGTGAAAATTCAATTGAGGAATTTATTGGCGAAGTTTTGCGGCATATCGATGGCAACTGTTATGTCGACAAGAAGACAGGGCAGTGGGTTATGCCCTTGGTTCGTGACGACTATGATGTAGGTGAGTTGCCTGTATTAAATGAAAGCAATATCGTTAGCGTCAGAAATTATAAGCAGCCGACAATCGCCGAGCTCACGAATTCCGTGACAGTAGTTTATTGGGATGCAATCACTGGTGAGGACGCGTCTGTGACTGTGCGTGACCCTGTACTGGTTGATTTACAAGGTGGCATAGTAAACGAGACGATTCAATATCCGGGGTTTACAAACCACAATGTTGCTTCTCGTGCTGCGCTTAGAGACCTTAGGGCGAGGTCGGCGCCAATGATCAGCTGCACGATTACATGCGACAGATCAGCCGCTGATTTAAACATAGGCGACCCGTTTTTAATGGTCTGGCCAGATTTAAATATTAACGGCCTAGTTATGCGAGTTGATTCAATCAGTTTGGGAGATACTGAAAAAGCTGAGATCATTATTGATTGTGTCCAGGATGTATTTTCATCGCCTGGTGCGTCAGATTCTTCTCCGGTTGCACCGCCTGATCCTGGATTGTGGGTCGATCCCACAAGTGGCGATCCACAGCCAGCCATTCCTCGATTGATAATGGAGGCTCCTTATCATTTTGGTGTTGAGAACTTTGGCCAAGCTGACGTCGATGCTTCTATAGCTGTGGATCCCGGTTTTGGAATAAGTCTTATTTCGGCTGGCCGCCAGGGTAACGAATTGAATGCAGATATTTTCGTCGATGCTGGTGATGGTTTTGAAGATTTGGGTGATTTGGATTTTGCGCCTTGGGCAGAGGTAGAGGCAAATTCCCGTGATCAGTCAAAGCTATATATCGTTGGTGATACCAAAGACTTGTCGCGCTTGGAGTTGCCCTCCTTGGGCAACATAAATGACGAGATTATCATGGTAGATGAACTCTCCGAAGATTCGGGCGGCGAGTTTTTTAACGTTCGACGCGGTGTGCTGGATACCATTCCCGATGCTCATGTTGAGGATTCTTCTGGCTACCCGGTCTTGTTTCTTTGGGGGTCGTATGCGGAAAGCGATGAGCTGCAGCGCTCTGCATCCGACTCAATCGACATAAAGCTTTTAACAAAACATGGAAGTTCTGCTCTTCCCATTGAAGATGCTCCATCGGATGCTATTTATTTTAATTCCCGAGCGGTCAGACCTCTACCGCCGGCGAATGTCAGAATCAATGGTCATTACGCGCCTGTAGCATCCCTGGATGGCGATGTGGAATTAACGTTCAGAGAAAGAAATCGACTTGCGGAAATCAATGGTCTGGTGCATGGATGGTTTGAGGATGTAGATGTTGCTGGGGAGGTTGGCCAAACGTATGGTTATCGGATTTATGACCGGGACGATTTGTCTCTGATTGGCGCCGCCACCGGTCTGACTGGTTCTCCTATCTACGTCTCATCATCAGCGCTTGGGGTTCGTAATCGCCTGGAGTTTTTTTCCGAGCGAGATGGCTATGAAAGTTGGACGAAGCCGATTATCGATTTTGACTATGGTTTCCAGATTACCGGGATTCCGCCGGGCGGTGCGGTAAATGAAAGCTATTCATTCTCCCTTGGAACAGATGGGGCTGTTGATCCTGTGTCGTGGTCGATAGTTTCCGGTGCTTTGCCTACTGGATGGTCCATAGACTCTGGCACCGGCGAGATATCCGGAGTGGCGTCCGCCAGCGGTTACAGTGCGTTTACAGTGCGTGCTGTCGATAATGATGGAACCATTGCTGAGAAGCAGTACGAAATTGGAATCGGTGAAATCGTATCGTTGCTGCATTTTAATGGTGCTAATGGGTCAACGACTTTCACCGATGAAACGGGAAAATCTTGGTCGCGAACGGGAAGCGCGGTCATAAGTACAGCTCAGTCTGTCTTTGGTGGCGCCTCGCTGTCGCTTCCCGCTACGACCGACTATTTGACAGCGGCGAGTCATGCTGATTTTGCCTATGGCACGGCAGACTTTACAGTCGAGCTATGGATAAGGCCTACTGTGTTAAGCGGTGTAAAAGTGTTTTTTGATCATCGATCTTCTGGCGCACCTAGTGCCGCAAGGCCTACTTTGTATCTTGGCGGATCTGCGCTTAGGTATTATGTTAACGGGGCTGACCGAATATCTGGTGGAACACTTGCGATAAATAATTGGTATCACATCGCCCTTTGCAAAAAGGCTGGCGAAACTAAGCTTTTCCTAAATGGTGAGCAAGTTGGTTCAACGTGGACCGATAGCACTAGCTACACTCAAGGACCGCTAAGTTTGGGGATTAACGCAGATAATCCTGGTGTGCCTTTAGCTTTTCAGGGCTTTATGGATGAGGTTAGTGTTATGGCCTTTGCTGCAAAGTATTCCTCCGGTTTTACGCCGCCTGCAATACCATCGGATTATCCGGTTGCATAAGTAAAAGGTCTGGCAACTCCCTGGCCTGAATCAGTTTGATAGCTCATCCGCATTCCAACAACATCTACCTTTAGCAATAAAAATCTTCATTTCTCGAATTGGACCAATTTTCAATGGAGGTGCATTAATGGGTTACGCCTTTACAAAACTCGGCGCTGCCATTTCCGATGGCGCTGCCGTGCGATGTTATTACCCATGCATGATCGACACGCGTGAAGTGCCAAGCTGGCCGTGGACTTTCACAATTTTTTCCTCAACAGACCACAGCTCCACCGGCGGTATTTATATCTCTGGTTTTGTTGGGGATCCCCGGAACCCCGCTAATTTGGAAAGTTACAATGCGGGATTGGCTGCGGGAAGGTTTGCGGCATTCCCGACTAAGCCTGCAGCGAACCCAATTTATACGGATGCGATGAGCGGGTATGGGAGCACAGAAACTCCCTATGTGATCAAGGTAGGCAGCACCTGGTATCTGATGTGCCAGGTTGGAATTTCCGGTAGTGATCAGCCGACGATACTTGCAACAAGTACCGACCTTTTAAATTGGACAAATCACGCAAGGACTGGTGATGGCCTGCCGATGATTTTGGACGGGAATATGGAAACTGAATTTCCTGCGAATGACTTGCATCGCGGGTATTTCCGCGCAGATCTCAATGTGTTCTCTGGAATAGCGTCCACCTATTTCGGTTTGGGTTTGCATGGAGGTGGCGGAAAATCCATGACGGCGCTGCGCACATCCAATGACGGTATCGCGTGGACGGTGCAGCGTTTGATTAATGACCATGAGTCATTGACCGGCGCGCTGCCGAGTGGATGGGGTGTTAAGTGGAGTGAATTCTGCCCGCGTTCGATTCGAGATGCTGGTAATGGCGAATATGTGATGCTGGTGCCGTGTGGCAATAAGGCATCCGGCGCTGAGGACCGATTCAGTGCTATTTATGAAGTGTATGTCGCTGCGGACGGCTACACACCCACGCGCGAAGCTCGGCTTGTTGTTGCTCAGGGTGGGGTTGGTGCGCCGGATGAGTACGAGTGCGGACAGCCTTCGACCCTGGAATATGAGGGCGACATCGTGATGGTGTACCAAGGCGCTGACGATTCCCAAAATAATTCGATCATGGTTGCAGTGGGGTCGTATGACGGAAGCGTTGCTAAGCCGGCAGCTATTGCTCGGCCCAATCACGATAAATACTTTTTCGACCAAGCGACTGCGGGCGGCGTGTTGCCGTCCTGGCTGCAGAACGATGGCGGCACGGTTAACTTCCAGACAGGTTACTTGAACATCGCCACGAATGGTGGTGTTCGCTTTAATGCCGACATAGTGCCCGACACTGTAGAGTACATAGAGAACTATATTGAGATGGTTCCTGGCGGCGGTTCGACGGCCGTG